GTCAGCAAGTTCTTTTCTTCATCAGTCATTGTCTGCCAATCTTTAACATCATTGTGTAAAGGTACATCCTCTGGAAACCAGTGCATCTGATTCTGTTGTGAGTAGTAGTCAAACATCCAAGGATGGTCAAACGGTTTGTAGTAATCTCTAGTATCTAGTAGACTCATGCAACATCTCCTTCTTTGATAAAGACACCATGACTGTTCATGTGTCCTTTGCGATCTTTAATATCATTATATGCTACTTTTAAACACTCCTCTAAGGTAGTGTCATTCATTATGGCTAAGGTATTTAACACTACCAAGCAGTCACCAATGTCATCAGTCACATCACGCTGCTTAGCTATATTATCTCCTAACTCTCCCATCTCAGACACAAGTTTAGCAAACTGTGCAAGAGGTGTGCTATTATTTACTATACCTCGCTTCATAGCCCAGTGGCTAATTAAATTTATTAGTTCGTCACTCATCCTATATCATGCCCCGATGTTATAAGTACAGATTTAAATACTTCTATCATGTATATAATTTCTTTAATATCAAGTGAAGAAGTAGATTTTGCACTCATTAGTTCATTTTCATCCCATCCTAAAATAAGAACTTGTTTAAAATTATCTTTACAATCTTCTAATACTTCATTAGCTGTTGCATTTTTAGGTACTAGATTAACTACATTACTCATTAAAGTGTGTCTCCAATACAATTAGCTTGTCTTCTGCTTCAGCTATTTTGGCAACTAGTTTATCCATAGTTTCAATTAAGTTACCATGCTCACCTACAGCTACAGGATTATCTAAATAGTTTTGCACTTCTGCTTTGTATACATCTATTTCAGCATTATACAGACGTTTCATAGCATTAATTTTTGGGTCTGACATTGTAACCCTCCTCTAATAAATCTTTATACTTGTTTATGTACTGTTTATAACTAAGTGGT